AACAGTCATCGAATGGTTTACTATGATCTATTTCTACACCTGTATGAATCTTTTCGATTTTCTTTCTCGTTTCTTCATTTACCATGAAATCCATATAACGTCTATCATAATATTCATGAATAGGGCGGTGTACTACAACTGGAATCATTAATATGGATAAAGCCAGTACATTTAATACATATTAATGAGTGACAGTGAAACTATACTCAATGACGTAAGAGAACTCATAAAGTATAATATATTACCCAGACTCACAGACGTTGAAGAAGAATTGAAGTCACTCCGGTATTCAACTTGGCCTATATGCCAGAACATAAAGGAGCATGGGGTTCCTTTATCCGACATAATTAACAAACATCGGTTCTTTGTAACAGGGTTATCGCGTGATATAGATGAATTGAAACGTTTATTGTCAGCGAAAGATGCATTGACCAATTCTAAAACCATTAGCGAAGAATATAGGCGAATTATAATGTGCGAAAATAACAACAAGACTCATGAGTAGTAAAATTCATGATGAATATGTGATTGATATTGATAGTGACGAACGTGATCCTGCTCAGTATCCTAATCCTAATGACTATGTCGTAAAATTAAGTCGTCCAGTATATGATGTATCCAATATAAAGGTCGAGTCTGCTCGTATACCAAGAAGTCAATATCTGATCAATGAAGGTAATCGGCAAGTACAAGTGGACGGTACTACATACATATTAACACAGGGTAATTACGATGGTAACACATTGGCCACACAATTACAAAGTGATCTAGCAAGTAGTAATATTAACAGTGTAACATTTGAACCATCGTTACAACGACTAAATTTTACAGGCACAAACAATTTTTCATTCAAGTTTTATACTGGATCAAATGGGTTCTCTACGAATACGGTATTCGGTACACCATATGAAGTATTGGGGTTTAATGCATTAGACACTGCACCATCCAGTAATCTATTTTCGAATGTGATTGATTTACAAGGTGCATCCAGTCTGATCCTTAGAATCACAAGTGATCGAGGTGACATAACTAAACCGGTTCATATTAACAATGGCGAATTCAGTTTTGAATCAAATGTATACAATGCAAATCCAAGTGGACCTTTGAATATGCATTACCTCGGAAGATTCTTACCAGGTGATGAAACATCTATAGAACATTATTTCAATGATGATCCTGTAGAAAGTCGTTTCCATGAGGGGAACGAATCTGAAATCACTGAACTACGAATCCGATGGTACTGGAACATCGGTAACAAACTTATACCATATGATTTCGGTATGCGGAATCATATACTAAAGTTGAAATTCAATTGTTGTCTTGATAAACTGAAATTATTACAAACTCCCACAGGTAATTTCGAAGTAAATGACCCGATAGAAGAATATATAACTGATTCAAATAATCCTCATAACAAGATGGATAATAAGAAGATTCTATTGGCAGCATTAATATGCTTCCTATTCATCATGATGATGAAATTTAAGCGCTAACGGCATAGATGGGCTTGGCGGGCCTCTTGACATCGACACCCTGCATACCAGCAAGACGCTTGGTGATCATGAAGACGACAACCGCGAGGATAGTGGTGAGGAGAGCGACGAGGACGGGATAGTTGGCGGCGTTCTTGGGGACACGGATGACCTGAGAGATGATCATACGGACGACATCCATCCAAGCGACGGCGGAGGCGAAGCTGAAGCCAGCGACGATGGCATCGAGAGCCTGAGACTCGACGGCGCGACCAAGAGAGATAACCTCGGCCTGAACATCCTTGATAGAGGGGACAGCAGACATTTTGTAATAAACTATATAAAGAAATTTATTCTGGTAAAAAATCATACTCTTCCTGGAGAATCACACTGAATCCTTCTACCGACTCGGTTTCATCTTCTTCTGAAGAAGTTTCATCTACCTTGGAGTATTTTAAACCTTTCTTGCGAAGACCAGGTATCAATTCACATTCATCCTCACTATCTAAATCTTCGTCTTCTTCAGATTCGCTATATACGATGAATAACTCTGTACTATCTATGTTCCATCCCACTACCTCCTCCATAGTTATTTATAGCTGACTTTAATGATATCTCGATCGGTGCACATGGTTCCCAGGAATCCCAATTATCGAATGCATCGTTAATACTGTTCATGAAATCATCATCGCCCTGATATCTCGTGAATAGCACATCCTCGTCATCTGTAAGATAGTCATCTTCTGAATCACTTGAATCATATATTTCAGGCATTATACTTCCAATGTCCTTACCAACTTCTTTCATGGCACAATATTTCATGGCATATTCGATATCCTGTCCTGTCACACAATTACGACCACATGCCTTGCAATATTGTGCCGCATATATAACACTTTTTTCGAATATGGGCATCAATACATCAATTGATGTATCAATCACACGCTCTGAGTAATCCATCTTTACTGATTACTGTTGAAAATAACTCCGGCCAAACCGTCCTGGACTCTGAGTACGTTGTAGGATCTCGCGTATACACGTACGTCTCTGTGTTTTGTATTATTAGTTGCATTGATCATAAGTAGTTTATTTACAATGCGACTCATATTAACCTGTCCTGTTGGATTCGAAATTTCAGGTTGTAATGCGAAGCTATAATTGTAAATAGCACGTCTAGGTACACGGGTATGAGCGTTCATTGGCTGTATGATACCAAGGAACTGTGCATCTGCAACTTCACTTAGTATTCTCTTTTGTCCATTGAATTCAAGACTCAACGTTTCGAGTTGTTCATTGTTTGGTGCAACCGTATCTTCCGGGTTACGATAATTGAACCAATCATTGCCGGTATATATATTCGACTCAGCATACTCTCTATTCTGTATAATGATAAATAGTTCCTTCACAGGATTCAGAAAATCCAAGTCGATTCTTTTTGTTGTAGCATTAGGTAACAATTCATCCGAATCCAATTGTAATTGCGTAATCACATAATTCAATTGCATATTAGTGAATGTATTACGTTCTACTTCGGATAGATATACATATTCGATTGGTAATGTAGCATTCATGATGGAACCTGTCGTGTCATTTAACAGTGTCGACGACCCAGGGAATCCAAATGTTAAAGTAGTACCACCAGTCAGTGTCTGACTAGACGACATTACGATTTCTGTGTTGTTCACTGATTGCACTGTGGGGGTACCAACAATACCTGTTCCTGAAACTTCCATACCCTTGTAAATACCGGCATTTGTAGTGGTAAGTGTTACTGTGGTAGACGCCGACACATTACATGAAACATTAGACATTGTTGCCTCGGGTGCAACAATGAGCTCATTCAAAGGTCTAAACTTGATACGAACCTGCACTGGTTGACGCGTCAATGCAACCAATGGTAATGCCAAACCGGTTTCACGAAGGAAATAAAACGGTATCATCAATGTAAACGTGCGCGGATAAACACCAAATTCGCCTGTAGTAGTTGTAGTCGACGCGGGTCCAAGACCTAATTTAGTACCAGTTACACCCTCTGTGAATTTTATACCATTCTGATGCGAATCACTGACAAACATATCAGTAAACACTTCGATGAATTCACCAGTTAAGCGTTCGACAACCTGGCCACCTATCATAAGTTCTGCATAGTCGATCAATGCATGTGTTATGGAATCCGTGTATCCAACTCCATGTGAATCTGCCGTACTAAGATCTGACAATCTAATTCGCAAATAGATCTGGCGTATAAGGTCACCCTTATCCTGTGGAATCGTACAAGTGACAGTGTTTCCAAAATCAAACTCTTTATCATCAAACACATTATCAAGAGTTGATAGTGCAAAATTGGTATGACGATTGAAACGCTTTAAAAAGTATGTCACATCAGGTGACCCAGTCAGGTATTCATCCTGGATACCTTGAACAGCTAGAATCACCCTTCCACCGCTCATTAGTTATAATAAAGAAATATCTTTAAGCGTTAATTAGTTAAGTAATTTTTAATTACTATTCTTAACATGAGCTTGTCGTTGAAGAAGTTCAATCCGGCTAACATGGCCGATGATAAGGTCTGTGTATTCATTGGAAAGCGTGGGACGGGTAAAAGTTGTTTGGTTACCGATATTCTGTACCATAAGAAACACATACCAGCGGGAGTTGTGATGTCGGCTACAGAAGACGGTAATCATCACTATAAACAGTTTATACCGGATCTATTCATCTATGGTGATTACGATAAGGAAGCTATTGACAGGGTTCTACTTAGGCAAAAACAATTGATAAGCGCGGGCAAAGATTCAAATGCATTCATTCTATTGGACGACTGCATGTATGATAGAAAGTTTATGAAGGATCCATGTATCAGACAATGTTTCATGAATGGTCGTCATTGGAAGATATTCTTCATGTTGACAATGCAATACTGTATGGATCTTACACCCGATTTGAGAGCGAATGTTGATTATGTATTTATTCTCAGGGAGAATGTTATCCAGAACAGAGAGAAATTGTACAAGGCGTTTTTTGGAATATTTCCGACCTTTGACATATTTAATCAGGTGATGAACACGTGCACAGAAAATTACGAATGTCTTGTATTAGACAATACATCAAAGAGTAACAGGATCGAAGATTGTGTGTATTGGTACAAGGCGAAAATCCATAAAAATTTCAGGATCGGTTCGAGGGAATTGTGGGCGTATCATAACAAGCATTATAACCCTCATCATGATGGTATGGGTCCGACAAGGGTGAACGGCAAAGTAAATAAAAATCAAGCCATTAATATAACAAAATGCAAATCTTCGTAAAGACTTTGACAGGTAAGACGATCACCATCGAGGTTGATTCGTCGGACACGATCGATAATGTAAAGGCCAAGATTAATGACAAGGAAGGAATTCCACCCGATCAACAGCGACTTATTTTTGCTGGTAAACAGCTTGAAGATGGTAGAACCCTTTCCGACTACAACATTCAGAAAGAATCTACCATTCATCTTGTTCTGCGTCTGCGTGGAGGAGACATATATTAATTCATGGTAGTTAATAAATGGATTCTATAGATACCATGAATCTTAATGACGATGATGCGGGTATGGTGCCCTTAAAAAATAATAATGTAAAAGAACAAGAGATTCCCCCAAAGATGGATTCCACCCCTATTGCCGAGATCATGATGCCCCAGCAGCCCCCCGCTCAGCCCCAGGCTACAGCTGGCCCTGTCATGGGTGGTCAGGAGCCGCCTATTGACCCTGCCATGTTTATGCAGGCGATGCAGCCCCCGATGCCTGAGGCTCCCCAAGCCCCCGCCGCCCCTGTCCCCGCTAAGAAGAATCCCATGAACCTCACCGACGATCAGATGGAGGCACTGCTCGTTGGAGCGATTGCGGTTATCGCATTCTCCAAACCTGTTCAGGACAAGCTCAGGACTTCTGTCCCTCAGTTTGTGAATGAGATGGGTAACCTTTCCCTAGCCGGCATGGCCGGTTCCGGACTTGTTGCCGCTCTTATGTTTTATTTCGGACGCAACATGCTTAAGCAAAATTAGAAGCGTTGTAGATTTCTTTACCTCTGAACATATTTACACCGTATAAGGTGACTACAAAGATAACAATGGTTATAATATTGACCAGTGTAGTATTCTTTTTTAACTTGATAGAATCATCATCTTTCGAATTGATATACATTCCCCATACAATTCTAAAGATGACAGTAGCGACAACAGCGCTTATGATATAATTCTTTGAAATCCTCAGCTTAGAACTACGCTGGAACATCAGTATCATAAGAGGAAATAAAAGAGTCATGATAGTCTTTAATATTTCGACCCTATCACCTATGAGTTCAAACCAGTACGGATAAGTGGCAATTGTTGCTACCTTAGCTATCTCAAAAGTAGGATTAACCGACGACATTTATATTAACATAATATAAAAATGGCGCGTCCTAAAGACCAGTCATTATATGATCGCGTAAAAGTCGACATATATAAACGTTATCCTAAACACTCAGCGTATCGTAGTGGCATGCTCGTGAAAGAATACAAAAAGCGACATGCTGAACAATATGGACCTAAGGAAGAACCTTATATAGGCACTAAACCTACCAAGTCAGGTCTAACCAGATGGTTTAAAGAAGATTGGAAATCTGATACAGGTAAATATGGATACACGTCTAAAAGTTCTGTATATCGTCCCACTAAACGTATTACCAAAGATACACCTACCACGTTTTCTGAGTTAACTCCTGAAGAGATTACAAAAGCTAAAAGAGAAAAGTATCACACAGGTCGTGTCAAGCGTTTTAGTCGTTAATCTTCGCCCCACAAAATTGTTTAAGTTTGTCAAGTTTGGTATATAAACCTGATACAATTGCTTGATTCTTTAACTTGTCATAATTAGACCAAAAGGTTTCATCATGGGCATACTTGTCAACATTTGAATGTGCAAGTTCATGGAGTAACACGTGCATCATATCATTTGTCGTACCATCGATACATATACCAATTTCTGCACCTTTGTTAATGTTGTAACCGAGATCGTCACCTTTATTACCATAATATCCATTAATAGGTACGGGTTTAAAATTATATTTTTCGGCAAGTGTATAATAACGTTTACGAAGCGCTTTCATTCTTGTATCCTCTTTTGTGGTAGCAATAATCAATACAACCAGTATGATCATCAACACCCATACAAGCTTCATCATACTATGACTTGACAAAAATAAATCTACTATACAACTTTGACAACGGTTCATCACTATCAACATGTGACCATTCACGTAAACGTATACCTCTAAGTTCGAGTTCAGTTATCAGATGATCCTTATACGCTATGGGTTCAGGACGCTCACCTTGTTGGTAATAAGGTGTGTCAGTCAAATATACTTGCACAGTGTCTCCGAATTTACCTTCCATTGGTCCGTCGGTATGTAAATAATTACCATGACGATCTTCAAATGGCAAGGATAACATTAAACTTTCGGAATCTGGTATATACCCAATCAATTTACCACCCTTTGCAAGTTTTTTGTCTATATGCTCGATGCTTTCAAAGAACAGTTCACGAGATGAAAATATATACTGAAGTGAAAAGTTATAACACAGAATATCATATTTGATCTTATTCGTGATAACACGTATGTCACCTACAAATAACCGCGTCTTCGTTTTCATACCCAATGTGGCCACACGACGTTTTGCTTCTTCGATCGATTCGGATAATGGATCACACATATCAACTCTCACACCAACGGTTTTCCATTTAGGTAAATCACCGCCATAACCACACCCCACATCCAATACCCTGTCGCCCTTACTCACCTCTGACACGATCAAATCACGCTTCAATTGATTGTGAAAAGACCTGATCTGCTCCATCGCGTCAAATACTAAATTTAATTAAAGTGGTTCACTCTAATACAATTAAATGTCCCTCTCTCAGGACTATACTACTGTGCCAGGTCAGTTGTTTGCTTGTATCTCCCTGGTAGGCCCCGACCTACCCCAGAAAAATGACAAGTTTGGATTGAAGATTCGCGGAGCATTTAACTCGCGCGAAGAGGCGGGTGAGCATGCCAAACGTCTACAGAAGGAAGATGCCACTTTTGATATTTATGTCGTTGACATGTACAAATGGCTTCTTATCCCTCCTGACAGGGATCACATTGATGACGTACACTATGTCGATGAGAAACTCGACGAGATCATGCAAAAGTATAAGGAGAACCAGAAGATGGCCGCCAAGATGTTTGAGGATAGGAAGCAAGAGATGATGGCGACCGGTGAGAAGTCAGGTGACTTTATTAAACCGGGTGATGAGAATTCCAAGTTTTACAACAAGCCTGACGAGACTCCGATTAGTCACCCGGCAGATGTTCTTGAGAAGTTGAAGCAAGCTAAGCCAGACGCCAATATTGAAGATCTGGTAAAGGAAGCCGATGAGATAGTTCAGGCTGAGATCAAACAGCGCCGCGAGAATGCAGAGGCAGAGTAGAACATGGATGAACAATTTTTAAAAAAATGACAATAATATATTAATGAAGGTGATTAATATATTGTTAATTTTGATTATCGCAGCTGTGCTTTTCTTCTACACAGTTATCAAAATAAACTATTATGACATTAATAAAAGTCCTTTAACTACACCAACTAACTTATACAAACTAATCTCTAATGACACTACAGCCATAAGTAAAGCAAGAGCTAGGAATCCGCCTAAGTATGGTGACATTGGAGACTTTACGGGGTATCATTTTGATATATTTGACCCGTTAGAATTGTATCCTGTATATGAGGATTAATCGTCGTCATCGTCCTCGTCTTCACTGACGTCTTCGTCTTCGTCCTCGCTAACGACCTCCTCTTCTTCATCGTCCTCGTCGTCATCGACTATAAAGTCTTCAAGATCTGATCCATCGTCTTCTTCGTCGTCCTCACTGTTGATTGACGAAACATCACTGTCAGTTGCATCAGAGTCATACTCATCATCATTAAAGTCATCTAGGCATACTTCCTCTGGTTCATACCTTGTAATCGTTTTAACTGCGCGGCCAGATCTAGTCTTATAAACCATTATGATTACTTGAAAACTCTTTCGTTTAAGTATTTTGGGGTATATAAATTATCACATTTAGACGCACGCGAAAGGATAAGATCCTCGCCAACTAAAATAACCTGATCCCGGTATGCACAATCATCGGGTGTTAATTCATCTAGATACTGAACACATGAAAACAAATGAAATACAGCCATCTCTATAGCGTCTGCATTTAGTTGTTCCATAAAACAATCAAGATGTCGAACATATGATTCATATGAACTCGGACTTTTATAGGTATGCTTCTTGGGTATCAATTTCAAATGATGAATCTTACTGGCAGTATACTTACGATCCCGGTGAGACAAAAATAACATCACCGGTATACCAATCACCACACATACAGATAATATCCAGCTAAGCATCTTTGAGTCTTTCTGTTAGTGATGGAGGTAGTTTATATTTTCTGGAAACAAACTCCTTACAGTGACCATGTCTCCTACCCTTAATAGTATCACATGTACAGAAACACTTCTGGTAAATGTTCTTACGATCGCGAGGGATTACAAAGTAGACATGATTAGACTTGTGGTTACGTCCCAGATTTTCACAGTATTGGGATGTTGTATTCAATAAAATGGTGCGTTCATATTTGAACAAATCTGTTACCTTTGCACCAATCTGGCCAATCATGTTCTTATTGACAAACACATTCAAATCATACAACAATTGGATATCATTAATTACATCTTTCATTTGAGATTTTTTGAAGCCTTCCTCTTTCTTAGGGCGCTTAACATATAACGTCAACGGGGTGGTAAGTGGTTCTATCTTGATACTCTTCTCATTGACAGTTCGCAAAGTGGCAAAATTTAGTATGTCAATGCATGGATCGTCACTGATTTCAATAATATCGTCATCCACACTGATCATGAAATTGGGAATATACTCACCTTCAATAACATCCTTGACCATCTTATGTGACCACGGCATCCTGAACCCACTACCCTTCGATCCAGAATCAATATTGCCATATACACACGAATCGATAATATCTTCCCATTTCATATTGGAATACGTATCTGTCAGTTTCTTCACGATATGAGCCCTCAGATAGTTTGCATTCTCGCAATCAACAAATACGCCATCCCAATTCAAATGGACACCCGTCTTGATCTTATCACCTTTGGTCTTTGGCTCGGACGTAGAAATCAATGCACGCGTTTTGTGGAATTTGGACACAACATCATGTATAATGGATGTGATGTTCATGATCTGACTCTCGGTCAATTCATCGTCATCTTGATAGTCAATATCCACAAAGAATGCGAAAATGGGGGTCTTCTGCTCAACTACATAAATTTTCTCACCTGATTTTATGTGTTTTATACACAATTCATAAAATTCGGTAATCCGATTGGAGGGTACATGTAGGATACCCCTGTTCATTAGAACGTGCGTGATCTCGTCCGACTTTTTTGTACGCACAAACCCCTTGGTATAACATGCCTGTTTAAAATCCATAACGACACCCTGCTATATATGTCAAAGATGTTTCTGATGGATCCTCGAGGTCCACTGGCTCCCGGGGCTCCTGGGGCTCCTGGGGCTCCTGAATCTCTTGAGTCTCTTCGGGTTCCAGAGGCTCTTCGGGTAGATTCTTTGTCTTACGTAGTTCTCTTATTCTTAATAATAAATCAACCACCTGTAACTGATTCAATTGCATCTTATCATCATCTGATGGGTTGGTATTACCTTGCAATTCAAAAATCTGGTTAATTAAATACGACTTGTTCTTAGTCATTTAATAACGGGTTTTTTTAAAATCTTGCATAGAAATCGCATTATGTAAGGCACCGGTGTCTAAAACCTTCTCCTTGACAAGGTCCCACCATTTATAACGATTGAGGTTATTTATATTAATGAATGCAATTTTATCCGTTTCATCCATGTCCTTTTTATAAAATGGACTATTGGTTTCCTTCAACTTGGCCATCGTCTTTTTATGTTCGTCGAACTTGTTGATTATATCAATTTCGTCGGAAGGGTTAATGTCAACAGAAATCACATAGACATGATAAATATTGATAACCTTGATCCCACGTTCGCGATCTTGTGCCAACTCTGAGTTGGATCGACGTCTATCTTCAAACGTGAAATATTTGCGATAATAATATTTACCACCGAGATCAATTATTCCACGGGTCTCTTCATAGAGTTCCCGAAATGCACAATTTGCTGGATTTTCTCTCCTTTTACATCCGCCTGTAGCAAATGTCCATTCTTTATAATTTGCATCTCGCACTGCGATTAAACGCGGACCATCTGGTGTGTATATGACAGGGATTGTCATCACCTTGTTTCGTTTTTCCCATCTCATCGTTATCAATTGTAATTATTTTTTTACTATGACACCACTTATGGTGTTTTTTGGGTATTTCTTCCACACATTAGGATCCGCTAACTGGATAGCCGCATAATGTGTGTAGGTTTCTCTTGGCTTATAAGTCAACACTAATATCAATACCAACGCAATGATTATCTGTATCGCGTTGTTCATTTTATTAATAAGTAACAATTTAATTGGCATAGACGACACCACCCATACCGTTCTGGATTCTGAGAATGTTGTAGTTCACAGCGTAAATATCGGCCTCGATGTTGGCAGACTCACTGATGATACGAGCGGAGTCGAGGCGGCTAAAGTTGAGGGAACCAGTGGGCTGGAGCTTGGAGGTGTCAAGGCAGAAGGGGTAGACGAAGATGTCGGGGGCAGTAGAAGAGGGCATGTGGAAGTAGGCAGGAGCCTCAACGAAGTTGGGCTTGGCGGCCTTGGACTCGGAGACGTCGGTGCCGTTGATCTGGAGCTTGATCTTGTTGTTGTTCACGGTGAGCGCGGTAGTGTCCTTGCTGGCAAGGAACTTGACGGGGTGGTTGAACACGAGCTCGGCAATCTTGGAGTTAGGGGCGGTGATCTTCTGGACCTGAGTGATGAGCATATCATGGGGCTTGGAGATCATATCCTCGCGCTCATCGGTATCAAGGTATATAAAGTTGGCAAAGAGGTCCATGCGGTCGCTGGTGGACGTGCTAGAACCCCAGTGGATGCGAAGCTCAACATCGTGGTACTGAAGAGCAACAAGAGGAATAGCAGACTGCCAGTTTTCGCAGAAGCTGAAGCGGAGGGGATAGATCAGGGAGTTACCACCACCGTGGACACCCTGAGAACTCTTGGAGAGGTTGTATGCAAGAGTATCGACCGCAATGTCCTCGGTGAAGACGGAATCCTGGGTATCGATAATCTGACCACCGATAAGGAGTTCAACCTTGTCGATGTAATTGCGCCAGTTAGTGTTCTGGGCGACACCTGCGGAGTTAGAACGGGTCATGTAAACGTAGCCGACAAGGTCACCCTTGCGTTCGAAACGTACGGTGGACATGTTACCGGCATTCACAGTGCCCTGAATGATCTGCCTGTCAACAACCTGGGCAAAATTGGTGTGTCTCTTGTAGCTGGATCTGAAAAAGGAAACTTGGGGATCGCCAACAATGTGAGCGTCCTGGGCGCCAATGGCGACGAGCTGAGTAATACCACCAGACATTTATATACTAAGCACAGAGATTTTTACGACTTGTGTGAAATCGCAAAATGAACGAGTGATCATTAACACCATTGAAATTGACAGTTCGACCGAATCTATCAACCCATTCAATGGTCAGTCTATCTAGACGTTTAATAGGATATGGATAATCAATCTTAAAATCATAATCCGACGTTTTCTTGAAGGATTTGACTACACCGCCTGACACATCCATAGGTATCATACCAAACGTCCTGTTCATATTCATTCCGGAATATGTACCAAAGTTGTTTTGGTTGGTGATCTTCATTGCTTCAGAAT